ATTTTAGCTTTCCGCCCGCTACTATATTTGCGCCGGGTAAAGAACACCTGCCGTTTATGCCGCCCTTTTGTAGTTCGTTTAGCTTGGCTTCGCCTTGCCTAAAAGCCTCATTATCGCTCTTTGGTTGGGCTATTTGCATCTTGTAGGTTTGCTCCCCTGAGCCCACCTTAATACTCTTTGTTTTACCCGCTTCTATGTCTTGCCACTCTACTATGACGGCACCGTAGGAATTTCTATTTGCCTCCGTGATCTCCAAGGAGTAAAGCTCGGCTAAATTTAGAGTAAATTTGGGCAAACTCTCGTTTTTAGGCGTATTTGAAGTTTGCATTTCGTCTCCTTTGGCGTCTTTGGAAGCTATAACGATGGTGTTATTTTTTACCGCCATGATAAAGCCGTAATCAAAGCACAGCCCGTATAAGAAATCTAGGTCCCCCGCGTCGTTTTGCAAGACGGATGCGATGTTTTGATCCTGCCCGGACGTTTTTACGGCAAGCTTATTTTCGGCGGCTATTTTTCTCGCTATTTCAAATACGGCGGTGTTCTCCCAGCTTCTGCGCTTTTTGATTTTTTGAGGGCTTGCGAAGTTTACGGCAGTGGCTCTTACTTCGGTGGTATAATTTTTATAGTCTCTACTAGCCGTTTGCACGCTAAACGAGCCGCAAAGATAAAGATCGTCCCCGTATCCTAGCCAAAGCTTTAGATTATCGCCGAATACGGGCTTGGCGTATATACCGCTAACGCTAAAGCTTATCTCGTCGCTTTTGCTTCCCTCTTTGTCGTCGAAATTTAGACTGATGAGATTTGCTTTGATGATCTCCGTAATATCTTCGCCGTTTGCTTCGAGCTTAAAATTAGGGTGTTTTACCATAATTTGGCCTGTTCTTTGGCTTTCTCTTTAATTTCGGGCAAAAATACTTTATCACCCGCTTTAAGCGTAGCGGCTAGTTTTGGATTTAGAGATAATACTTGCTCGAAAAATCTTAAATGCCTATAATGAGCGTAAACGATAGTATCGAGCCTATCGCCGTCTTTTGCTATATAAACTTTAATCATAATCTCTCCTGAGCTCGATGTTAAAGCTCTGCGTAAAAAACGCTCCGTTTGGGGTAAATACGGCTTGTTTTTCGCTAATTTTAATAACCGCGAACCTGCCGAAGTATTTGCCGTTTCCGTTGGTTAGCGGATAGCTTTGCCTACCGCGCGCTAGCTCGTAAAGCCTTTTTAACGCCGTCTGTTTGTCGCCGTTATAGGGCATGGTTTGACCTTCTATGCTGATAGTTTGGTTTCCGAGGTTTGCCGCAAATAAAACGGGGTAATTTTGGATACGATCTTGCGAGCTTATACCGAACTCCGTCTCTAAGGATATACCGCCTACTTGCTTCCAGTTAAATTTAAAGCCTCCTAGATTTAAGACCATATCCCTACCTTTGCTCTCTTATTTCGGTGTTGGCGCTGTTAAATTCATCTCTTTTAAGCGCCTCTTTGACGCCTCTTGTTATTTGAGCTTTAAAGCTCTCTAAATCGAATTTACCGTTATTTGAATTAAGCAAAAAATCGCCGTTAAAGCTTATATTTATATTTGCTCCGCTTGCGGTAGCCGCTACTGCGGCGGCTTGCGGGGAGACGGGGTTAGACGGAGTATATCCCGAGCTAGTCCAGTCCAAAGAAGTCGTCTTCGCTTGGGTCCTGTTATCGGTTTCATCGTCGCTAAACCCGAAAAATTCCTTCGCGCTATTCCAAGCCTTGCCAAGTCCGTTAAGCGCGCCGTTTATAAGCTCTCCTATCCAGCCGAATTTCTCCTCTATCCAGTCGAAAAACCCTCCGAAAACGTTATTCCATATATCGATAATAGGCTTAAATATACCGCTTAAAAACTCGCTTACTCCTTGCCAAATACCGCTAAAAAACTTAGTCGTAGCCTCCCAATAAGGCTTTACGCTATCCCAAATTTTAAGAAAAAACGCTTTTACCTCGTTCCAGTTTTCTACGATCCATGCCGCCGCCGCGCCCAGAGCTACGACGATCGCCCCGATACCCGTAGATATAAGAGCTAGGCGCATAATCCTAGCTCCGCTAGCGACGGCTATAAAGCCCGCGCGTAAAAACGATAGCCCTCTGCCGAGTATCGAAGAAGCGCCCGCGGCGATTTTCGTAACTCCGCTCCAAGCCGCGGTTAGTATTACGCCGATTTTAGCCTAGCGCCTACTAATAGCATACTAAGCGCATGAGCCTTCGCCGAGAGCGTCGCGCCCGCTAAACTAAACGCGTGAGCGCTCCACCTAGCCGCCGCTACCAAATTTAAAGGATTTAAAAATTTAAGTATTTTAACGACGCCCAAAAAGCCGTCCGCGACGCTTAAAAGCGCGATTTTACCGATGAGTAAAAGCGGCTTAAACATCATAAAGCCCGCAACCGCGCTTACTATTACGGCGCTAAGCGTAGGAAATTTAGAGTTTAGATCGCTAAGCGCGCCGGCTATGCCGCCCAGTACCGAAGCAACGGTATTAGTAAGCGGTAAAAACGTCTCCCCGAGGCTCGAGCCTAAATTTCTCCACGCCTGCGTTAGTCTCTCTATGGCCGACTTCGTAGTATCTAGCTTGGTTTGAAGCTCTTTTTGCATAGATCCTATCGCTTCGCTTGAGCGGGCCAATTTCATGTTTTCTTTAAGGGCGTCTATGTTAGTAACGAGCCCCGCGATCTCGTCGTTAAAATTTCCGCCGACTAGATCGTATAAAAGCCCCGCTTGTTTATCTTTATCGGCTCTAGAGATCGCTTCTAAAAACGTAGTTATCGCGCCCGCTGCGTCTTTAGCCAGAGCCGCTTTTAGATACCCGGCGTCCATACCGATACTAGCCAACGCTTCTTGAAGCGGTTTGCCTTTTTTATCGGCCATCGATAGGGTAGAATAAAGCGCGTTTAAGCTAGTGCCTACTACCGACGTAGCTTTACCGGTGCTTAACATAGTAGAGCTAATCGCGGCCGCATCGGTAGCGCTTAATCCGATTAGATTCGCATTCGCCGCAGTTAGCGACGTAGCTTCGAATATCTCGTCCGCGTTTGCGTTGGTTACTTTGTTATCGAGCAAATTTACTCTGTCGAAAAAGTCGCTTAAACGCTCTAAATTATCCATTTTAAAGCCGACTTTCATATTATTAGCCGCGCGAGATAAGGCGTCCGCGCTCATTTCAAACGCGACCGAGCCGGTAGCTAGCATCTTCGTATAAGCTACGAGTTCGTCCCCTTTTAAATTGATTTTACCGCCGCCTACGGCTATTTGAGCGATGTCGCCGAAGCTTTTTCCCAGCGAGGTGCTTAACCCTCTCATGCTATTTTTTAACGTAAGTAAATTTTCGTCGGTGTCGTCTACGTATTTTTTAACGTTGGCAAACGCCGCTTCGTCGTCGACGGCTAGCTTAATAGGCAAACCGATAGCCGCAGAGTTGGCGATAGTCGATACGTTACGGGCAAGATCGCCTATTAGCTCTCGTCTGGCGGCGCGAATTTGAGTTTGCATACCGCTTATCTTAAAATCGTCGAATTTAAAAATAGCGCTTTTAGCGTCGTTAATAACGCTTTTTAATTTTGAAAATTCGCTTTTTAAGCTATTGATTTTACCTAACCCTTTAACGGCTAGCCCGATACTAATACCCACCGCCGTTTCGTTTTGCATATGATTCCTTTTTATGTTATAATCGCCTAAAATCTCAAAAGGCTAAAAATGAAAATTTTTACCGTTTTATTTATTTTAATCGGTATTATTTTTTTGCTGCCCAATAGCGCGCAAAGCGCGATATTATCAATCTTTGCGTGGTTTTTAGCCGTAAGCTTTTTAATCGCGACGCCTGTTATTTTTTACGACTTTACGGACAAGATAGGCAAAAAGCTAAGCGACGCCCTTAAATAACGTCTATTTCGCCTTTAAAATTCGCTCCGAGATTTTAACGAACTCGCTAAAATCTATTACGTCTAAATCTAAAATTTCGTTATAACCGAATCCCAAAGCGCAAGCTACCGACGCTACGGCCTCGTTATTTATACGGATTTTTCCGCCGGCTGCAAAAAATCCTTAATCACCTCCTCGATCGCTTTAAAATCAAGCATATCAAGGCTTTCCACTTCGTCGTTTGACATATTAGCGCAGCTAACTACTAGCTTGATCGCTCTCTCGTCGTCGTTTTTTTCAAGCCCAGCTAGCTTCATAACTCTAACCGTCGGCGCGAAAATTTCTACTTCTTTACCGTTAATAGGCAGTTTAATCGTCGTTTTTCTCATCGTATATCCTTTTAAATTTTAGTTTTATTCGCCCAAATTTGAACGCACTTGAGATAAGTAATCTACCCCGCCTATTAGACATATCATGTTTTCGACGTCTAGTAACGCTACCGGGACTTTGCCTATATTTATATCTAAAAAATGAACGGCTAGCTTGATGCTCACTTCCATCTCTTTTCCGCTTTCAAAGCTTCCCGGGTCTATCTCGACTACGTCTCCGGTGACCGCCATAGAAAAAGGCTCGGGAGCGCCTTTGCCCGATTGAAAGATGCTAGCCTTGAATAAAAAAGGAATTCTGTTATTCCAAGTGTTTAGCCCGTATCCAAGATAGGTGTTTTTATCGAGCACGCTTAGTTTAAACTCCATTTCCACCGGCTTTATCGTTCCGCTTGCGAAATTGCCGCCGAGCGCCCCTTTGGCTTCGATCGTCTCTTGTTCTATCTTTGGTATCGTGAGCGATTTAACTACGCCTAAATATCCTTGACCGTTTATGAATACGCTTGCTTCCTGAATAACCTGAGGAATTTGTCTCTTTATCATTTTTTACTCCTTATTTATTTAAATCGTTCATAAGCGTTTCGCCGTATTTATCGACGTAGATAAAATCAAGCGTTAGCTGTTTTACGACGGGGTTGTTTTGCATTCTGACGTCTAGGTAAAATTTGCCGTCCGTGATGTTTGCTAGCGTATTTTTCTCGCTCCAAGATAGCTCGTATCCGAGCAATACTTTTGCCCCGACTAAACCGCGCAGCAGCTCGCTAACGCTTCTTTTGGCGTGATAGAGTTGATCGGCTTTTTTATCGATCGCAAACAGCACGCCTTTTTGGCAAGCCTGCGAAATACGGTCGAATACCCTTACTCTCGCGAGGTCTTTCCATATAGTATCTTGATCGCTAGTCTCTCCGCCCCAAGCCCTAAAGCCGCTTTCTCTGATGACGGTCGAAATTTTTGCCGATCTAAGCTCGTCCGCGGTGCAAGTTTCTCCAAGCTCGAAATCTATGTCTATTTCCGTACCCGAAACTCCTATCATAACCCTGTTTGAGTAGCTGTCGCTATATCCAAACTCGCTTGCGCCGTCCGTATGAGCTATCATTCCGGCTATTCTAGCGCTTTGCCCCTCATAGACGTAAGCGTTGGTTTCATCGTCCCAAACCTTGACGTTGGGATACGCCGCAACGAGCCTTCTAGTGCCGAAGTCCCCCATCTTTACTATCGCCGCGGCCGCGTCCTGAGCTTTTAGATCTACGATGCCGGTCGCTTTTAGTCTGGTGGCCACTTTTTCTATCTCGCCTTTTACGGCGTCTTCGTTGCTAAATCCCGGCGCTATTATTAAATTCGGGTTATACCCGAAGCGAGATTTTGCTTTGGTTAGCTCTGATATAGCATTTTTGCACCCCGTGATCTCGTCGTTCGTATCGCTATCGTCGTCTTTGGTAAATACGCTTAATATTATTTGCGTATTTACCGCCTGATCTTCGATGCCCTTTAACGCCCTATAAATCGAGCCTTTTTTAAAGGCTTGGCTAGCGTTCTTTTTCGCCTTGTATTTTGCCTCTAACGCTTCAAGCGCTTTTGCCGTCGTCATGAAAAAATGCAGGCCGTTTTCTAGGACCTCCTCGTATCCCGCAATTCCTATGGGCGTCGTGCTTTCTACGCTGATAGGTCTTGCGGCCTCGGCCGAAATGGTTACGTTTACTCCGAACTTAGCAGCCATGTTTTACTCCTTTTGTTGAAATTCTCATTTTTTACTCCTTGTTTTTATTTTCGGTATTTAATCTTATGCCATATCCTACAAGCCGTATAAAAGCAGTAGATTTTCCACTTGGCCACTCCTAGCTCGCTCATCATAGTCTTTAAAACCGCATCGGCTAGTTTAAAGCCGCCGCTAACGCTTGACGAGCTAAGCCCGTCTTCGCTCGCTGAAGACGCGTCCGACTTCGCGAACTGCGGTTTATCGTATTTTCTCTTATTTAGCTCTATCTCGGCTTGGTCGCAAAGGTAGTCATGCGCTACGACGGCGCTTAAATACTCTGGACTATTGGGCGGAAA